GCAGGAGCGGCTTCCGGCTCCGGCTCGTCGCTACTGAACTGCTCCGCCAGCCAGTTAGCCGCGTCGCTGATAGCAGCAGCACATTTGCGCAGTTCCTCGATGGCCGCGGACATCTCGCTCATTTTGCTCATCTGATTTTCCTCCTTCCGTGGATTTGCTTTGGGCTGCGAGGATGGAAAGATTTCTCGCCAGCCGCTTGGACACGACGCTGATCGCAAGCAAAGTGTCAATCAGTTCCTCGTCGGTGTCGGTCGTTTGCCTTTTGTCGTTCATAAGGCTTCCTCCAATCTAGGGACTTTTCGTTTTTCCCTGTCCTCACTACCCACTGGAAAAAAGGAAGCCCATCGTACAAAAAAATCGGAAAATAATTTTGCCCTCCGCCAAAAAGCTCTGACAGAGGGCAAAACGGAGTGATTACTTGAGGCCTAAGATGCGTTTACGCAGTCGTTCGAGGACCTGCTTTTCACGGTAGACCGCTTTGGACTTATACCAGTCGCCGCCGAACTCTCGTTGGAGAGTATCCGCGATTTCAGTTTTTGAGCAGCCTTCCATAATGAGCTCGCAGATACGTTTGCCTTCAGGGTCATACTCCGCCAACTCATCGAGAAGGTGTTCAAGCAAAAGCCTGTCCACAAGGACATCGGCAAAGTCTGCGGTCGGGTCCTCAATGGTATCTACGAGGCTGAACGCATCACCATCGGAGTTTTCTATCGGTGCGTCAAGTGACACCGTATTACCGGCGGCACGATATTCGCACATGGCACAGTCGCCGTCACACAGCCAGAGCTTGTCCTTGGGGCAGAAACACTGACCAGCCTTCTGTGCTGCCTTTTGTGTGCGCCAAATGGGGCGATAATACGCGAGATAGACTTCTGGAGTTGTCAAGAATGGTTCAGTAAAAAAGCGCAAGGAATATGTATCTGAAATTTTATCGACTCTCTTTTTTTCA